CGGCGGTTGAAGCGTCTTTGACGGTGTCTTCCACTTCGTCTTCTCCTTCTGTTGGTTGTGCTTCAGGTTCGATTGTCGAATCTGAAATTTCTTCTTCGCCTTCTGTGGCGGCAACTTCTGCAACGCGTGCTGAACGAATGGCTGGTTCTGACGTTAGCGCAACACCAGTCATTTCACCCTTTAAAATGCGAACTGTTCCGTCTTTAAGTGTTTCGTATTCGTCAAAATAAACTTCAACACTAAAACCGTCACGCAAACCTTCTTGTGCTTCAACAAGTGCGTCAGTTCCCGCAGTTGTATTAGCGATTTTGAAAGTGGCGTCAATTCCTTTGTCATTTGCTTCAATTGAAAGTGTTTTCCCAATTCGGCGTGTGCGGTCGTGTTCAAGATTGAGCAAAACGGCCGTTGGTTGAATTGAACCAGCAGCAAATTGCACTTTGCCAATTGAGGCGTTTCCAGTTTCCTCGAAAGTCACAATGCGTCCTGTAATTGTGCGACTGTTTGAATCAGCAGCCGTGATTGCAATTGGTGTGATTACTTTTTTCATAGCAGCATGTCTTCTTCCTCGCGTATTTCTTCGACCGACATTGCGCCGATACGATTTAAGATTTCATAGACTTGCGCGCGCTCATAAGGATTGCCGCGCAAGAAATCGTCTAAATCAAACAACACGCGATTTCCAGCAGGGGTGAAATCCGCAAAAGATAACCTTTGTTCAATAATGGACATGTAATTTCTGAAAGCAAAGTCCACGAGGTCGCGCCTCTTGTCCAAAGCGTTGGAATACGTGAACGTGGATTGTTGTGAATCAGTAAAGTACGCTGGCAAACCGCAAGCACGGCTTAATTCTAGTGCAACGTAATTGCGTGCTTCATTTAGCTGCAAATTCTTTGGGTCATATCCAATTGTTTCCAGGGTAACGTCAGCATTAAGGAAAGCCGTTGATTTGTTGCTTCGCGCGGTACGCCATGAAGACAATAACTTTGCAACTCTATCTGCTGGAAGTGATGTGCCATTTGATTTTAAAACCATTTGTGGAATTGGTTCATTGGCAAAATTCATTGAAGCCTTTTCGAGCGCAGCAGCGGCCTTTATGGTGCGACCTGCGCGCGCAAGCAAACCTTCTTGCGTATTTGGGAAAACAACTAAATTTGTTGGGTCAATTGGTGTGCCGTCAATTTCGTAGGAATCAATCTCTGTTCCATTGGCGTTTGTCGTAATTGACACGCGTTCAGGCGCAACACGTTCCATTGCTCTAATTTTGCCCGTATCTGCGTATCTTTCCATTACGTAGCCATAAGCGGCGTTGTGGAAGAACAAATCAGAAATTATCCATGCCCAAAAGGTTGAACCTGGGATTCGTGGGTCAGGTTGGTTAATCACGCGTGGTTGCGTGACCTTCTCACCTGTTGCTTCATTTCGTGTGTGCATTGGTAATGAAGAAATCGTTTGAATGATTCCAAGTGCGCGCGCAACTGTTGGAACGCTCATTGCTTCAGCGCGGTTGGCACTTTGAATTCCGTAAAAATAAAAATTATTATTTTCAGTAAAGTAAGGTGCTAGTGAAGCGTCAACGTCCAAAGGTGCAGCTGGAACGGCAGCTGCAACCCGTGGCGTGAACAAATCGAAAAATCCCATGCCCGAATTGTGTCAGGCTTATACGTTTAGCCCACCATTATGTCAAGGTCATTCTCTGGGCGTGTCGCAAAGTGTGAAACGAGCGAAACTGCCACCGCACCGCAAACGACCGACTGTGACGCCCTTCGTCCTATAACCCAACCGCCGTCACCGCGACGCAATTGAACCGCAGCTAAGACTTCTTCCGAAAGTTGGCTTTGCCCCTTGTGACGCAAACGGCCTGAGTTAATTGCCGACAACATTTCGTCGCACGCCTGCGGGTAACTAACGTCCATGTCATAAACGGGAATCCCAGCAGGTGCAAGACGCGCAGCAACCGCGCCACTGGTCTTTCGACTGTAAAGCACGTATTCGGTCGGATACCTGCGGGCATAGTCTGCCAATTCGTTGGCAATGGCTTTATCGTCCAATTGCAACTCATTTGTCCAGGTGTGCAGTAATTTGACCACAAACTTTTCGTCGCCAAGTTTTTGCGCCCCAACTAAACTTGCATGGCGTCTATCAGGCGAAAGGTCAATTGCTAACCAGGTAAGTTTGTCAGGGTCAAGGTCAACGGTCTTGTCCAGGCAATTGCCCCAACTCGCCGAATCCACCGCGCTATTTATCGCCACAACCCAACGGCACAACACCTCAGTCATTACGACGTCAGGTGGGTCATTCAGCACGGATTTTATATTGTCAGCATGAATCAATGTGCCCATGGACGGATTTGCGTGCCGTGCGTTTTCCACGCTTATTTCGTCGGTTGGTGCTGACCATTCGAAATATCCAATGTCGTCTTCAACCCCCGCAATGCTGGCCAATGCCCTGTCCCGAAATTGGTTAAGCACCACGGAGGAAGAATCGCCCGCATTTGTGTACGCCATGACCATGGGATTGGTCGCAGCCATAAGTGTGTACCGCAATGAGGCAAAACTTTCAATGTCGGTCATTTCGCGCAATTCGTCCAGGTGAATCGTCGAAGGTCGGGAAACACCACGGGCAGCAGAACCACCCGCGCGCACAATAAAGCGATTTCCCGTCATTGTCTCAATTTCCTCACCGCCGTGCTGCCAACGAATCTTCTTGACCTGTTTTGCTAGTGAATGATTCTTCTCAATAATCTGAACCATTGCCCGAAACTGCTCAAGCGAGGTGGACAAGCGGTGCGCTGAACCAATCTGCAAGTTTTCTTCCCATAGAAAAAGACCACCCAAAATTCTTATCAGCTGCAAAAAAGATTTTCCGTTTTGACGTGCGACCACAATTGTATTTACAGGCGTAGCCCAGCGACCGTCAGGCTTAACCTTGTGCGTGTGAATGAGCGCAAATTTTTGCCATTCTAAAAGTTCAATGCCCAGGCTGCTGGCTAAATCAACCAATTCACCCCCGCGTGAGGGTAAATCATTCAATGGTGTGTGGATTCTAGGCGTTTGAACGCCAAATAGGGCGTTTTGCCCTTCTGCGTCCCTACCCAAAACCGTTTGAAGCCCGTTTGAGGCTTCTAGGGGGTCTTGGTGACCTGTTATGACCTTCTCAGTCATTTTCGTGGCTTCTTGAGCCGTTTTGGGGGGAATTTAAAACAGGAAGGGTCAGGGGTGTCGCTGGGCTATTAAAAAACCGCCCCCCTTTGGCTGAATTGCATGAAATGCACAACGTCTGCAAGTTCCAGTCCTCATCACTACCACCAAGGCTTCGTGGTGTTATGTGGTCAACCGAATTGCCGTCCATACCGCATGCTTGGCAAGTATGTCCGTCGCGATTGAGTATGCGTTGGCGTATCTTGCGCCATTGACTGGTGCTGCCATTGTCCTTCAATGAACTGGCCATTAGTAGTAGTTCCTTTGCTGATGAAACGCCCATGCTTTGCATGGTGTTTGATAACGAATTGTGACATAGCGAAGCGTTGCGTCAATCTGTCTAAATGGGTCAAGGTCACGATAATGCTTTGACCGCATTTGCCCTAAGCCGTAATGACTGCCATTGCGTGCAGTGTATGACCAACGTGATTCCTTTGTAATTATCTTGTTGAAGCATTGGAATTCCTTGTAATCAAGAATCCTAGAATGTGCATATAACTTCAAATGGTCTATTGAATAGTTAGCTGCATTTGCATTTGCAATGCTCGTTATTGAAAGCAATGCCGAAATGAAATAGACCCGTCCCATTAGCCGATTACGCCCTTGCGAGCAATCCGCCTCAGCGGCTCGCTTCAAGCGAAACCAGCGTACCGCGACTGTCAAGTAAGTTAATAACTTACGCATGGCCTTGGGCGTGTCCCACAAGTTTTGCACGGTTGTGGATAAAGCCTGTGGATAACTATTCATCTAACGTGCCCCAATCCACTGTTGATTAACACGTCACGGTTCGATTCACCAAACGAAAACAATATGACTGGCATGAGGATTGAAGCTGCTTCGCCATTTGATTTAATAAATTTCAAATTGGGTTGCAACGGCAATGCACCGCTTGCTTTTTCCCACACCAAATTAAACCAGGCAGATTTTGCCATTTGTACCAGTGCAATGCCATTGTTATGTGCAATAAGTTTTTTTGCCCATGGCGTAACGTTTGAATAAGGTGGATTGCACCAAACACGACCAACCCAAGGCGTTGTCAAACCGTCGTCAATAATGGTCAATGACCTTTTTGCAGGTATCCAAGGTGCGCCGTGGGGAGGTGCAGCAACGTCCATATCAAATTCAACGTTTAACCCCTGAAAGATAAACGGCGGCGTGTAATAGTCGTCCGACGTCCCATTGTCTATCAAGTCGTGACCAAAATCCATGTCAAGGCGTTCGCTCATTGCCCACCCCAGCCCGTACCTTTAAAGGAAATCCCAAAGGTTGAGTAGGTGCGGCTCATGTCTTGCCCGCAGCAGATTGGTTGGCGTTCGTCGTGGATTGATTTATCCACCTCAACACTGATTTGGCACACCGTGCATTTAAACTCATAGATTGGCATTGGGTTGACCTATCTGTGCAACCCTCATGACTTCGCACTTGGTGCATTGAATCACTTCCACGCCAGTGGGAAGGTTGTCCGTTACTTTGTGGATTACTTGCTTCGTTACCTTTTTGCATTTTCTGCACTCAAACTGAACTGTGTCCATAGTTGCTTCTCCTAAGGTTTTCAATAGGTTGCAAGTTGATTTGGGTAACCCACCAGTTGGGTTGCTTACTGTGTCGGTACTTTGGTCGTTTAGCCATGGCAATGGGAATCCAACCCGCAATGAAGAAATGCGGTGATTCACCAGTGACCAGGATTGCCACGTCGTCAGTGCGGTCGTATTCGTGAATTATCAGCTGCCCTGCAAGGTACTTAGTCCAACGAACTTCAAAGTGTGAACCAACGTCAGCCTTGGTTTTGCCTTTTTGCTCAAATGGATTGAACTCAACGTTTAGGTATTTGGCAACGACCCATTCGCTGCCGATACTTTGGGCGTCTTGTGCAATCAGGTCATGAAGTGATTTCTCAGTTGAGTAACCGCCTGACCTCGTTTGCCAATAGTCGGTGTTAGCCTTTGCCAAATGAATTGCTGCGTCGTGACACGTAAATTCTTCCTCGCGGGTCAATGTCATTTTCAACGGCAGTCCTTACAAAACCAAATAATCTTTTCATTGCCGTAGCCCTTTTGATAGCCAAATGCGTCAAGTCTTGTGAGCATTGAACACCTGTCGCATTGTTCCATTTTGTATTCTTCGACCACTTCGCCATTCTTGAGCAGTTTGCCAATCATGGTTTGTGGGTTAACAATTTCCATGTAGTCGCTCATACTTGTGGCTTCCAAGTTCCGTCGCTGGTTAGCACTAGCCAAACGGGGTCACACTGGTCAGGCTTACGCCCTACGCATGAGTAGTTTGCCCAGTCCTTGCCAGTCTTCGCACTGTTTCCACTGCGGAAAACACGGTGGCCATGACGGCATTGTGGTGCTTCGGCAACTAATTCACCGCCAAGTTGTTTTGCAATTTCTGCAACGCCTGACGCCAAAGTTGGAACACCAGCTGCTTCCATGTCTTCTTCGGTCTTGTAACTTGGAACGTCACCAAATTTGGTTGTCCAGTAGTCATAATTCTTGTCTGTGTTTGCAACCTTTGCTGACGTCTTTTCTACCTGTTCCATAACTTCTTTGGTGCTTCGTTCAGCACCGCCCATGACCAGTTGCTGCACGCGCATGATTGCGCTGGTGACTGTATCTTCAACAAACCAACGTTTCATGTTCTGTTGGTATGCGCCCTGGTAGCCATAGGCAAAATCAACCGCTGCTGGACGCGTATCGTCTTCGTGTCTAAAGGCCTTTGCTTCAACTAAAACATAACCCTTGTCAGCATTAAATTCAACAATGCTAGTTTCAATACGCCCTAGTGGGTAGGTGCGATTCCAGCGTTCTAAACGCTCACGGCTTGCTTCGTAGTTGTCCAGGAATCCCATTTATTTGACCGCCCTTTTTTGTTGTGAGATGTGGCGACTGATAGCACGCCCGCGTGTATAACCTTCACGGCTTCCGTCTTTGTGCCCCCATGAATAACCTAAGGCGGCGGCTAAAGTGCAAAGCACACCGATTAAGAATAAAGCCCGCAAAGTCTGCGGGTCTAATAAGTCAACGACCATTTTGAATTCTCCCGATTCTTGGTGGTAACGACTACCACCTGCACTCAGGGTGACGCATAAGGCGCGCCAAATCAAGAACCTTGCGTGTTTGTCGGCGTGTCACCTGACTTTGGCTTGGATTTTAGTCCGTTTCCAGCAAGCACACCGCCCAACGAACCAGTCAAGAAAATAGCCAGGGTTTTCAATAAGTCAATAAAGGCTGCGTCATTGGGTGCTTGTGCCCCGATTGGCTGGGTGACAAAAATTAGCGCGTAAGTTATGCCAACGGTGACAACTAAAAACACGGCTGCAAGTGTTGAACCAATAATTAAAATCAGCTGCGCGTGGACGTCCTCAGGGGTTCGACGGCGTGCTGGTTTGTAATGTTGAGAATCCAAGTATGTCGTCAGTACACGTTCCAGTGGGGACGCATTGCGGTTTTTGGCACTTAGGTTTTGACCAGTTTTCATATTCTTGGCACTCATAACGTGTCCAACCCTGATACCCACACGCAGTCAGGATTAGCGCAAGTGCCCAAGCCAATCCTGCTGCGGTGAGTTTTCGGGCTACTTCCCCGTTAACCCGAAACTCTTATCCTGCGGATTTAACCAGCGCAAAACAACTGGTGCAATCGCTGCAACACCTGCCATTGCAAGTGTCTTTGGGTCTGTCACACCTGCCATGTATAAGGCTAGTGCTGCTGCCATGAATGAGCGTGCCCATGAGGCGATTAAGGCTTTGGCTTTGTCCATTTTTTTGTTTTCTCCTTTGTCGGTTTTTCTCCCGATTTTGGTATTTCAACTGTTGGGTGTTCGCCCTTGTAAGGTACGAATTTGGGAATTCCAAACCCAACAATCTCTTTGCCAACGTTGCGCACCTTTACCATAACCATGCCACCATTTCGTTGGTCGCCTGTTCCACTGGTGTTGCCTTCAATCGTCACGCATGTTTTGTCGTCAATTAAACCCACAACAATGCCAATATGAGAAATGCGGTCAATGCCGTCATGAGGAAAATCCATGAAAGCCAAATAACCCAACTGTGGCATATTTGACCAACGGTTAATTTCTTTAAACTTATGCGCACCAATTGCAGTGCCCACAACTGAATGAATCTTGACGCCACTTTGTGAGCAACACCAATTGACGAAACTTCCACACCAAGGCAAACCGTCTGCCTTTGTAAATTTGCCATACTTGGTGAGGTTGTCGCCTTCCTCAATAGTGCCAATTTCAGCCTTTGCAATTTCAATCAGTGCAGCTGAAGTACCCAACGGGTAAGTCATAAACCTAGTGCCTTCAAATCATCAGCCGTCAAACCAAGTGCAGCAAGTTTGGCCTGTGCGCTTGCTTTGTCTGCAAGTGCTTTTGTTTCTTGTTCGGCTTCCCATGCGTCATATTGGGCAAAACCCGCTTCAAATTGCGCTTTGGTAATTGGTTCACATTCTAAAAATGTAATGCCTTCATATTCTTCACCAACTGCGACATAACCGCCGTCTGGAATTAAAAAACCTAAAACTTGTGATGTGGTAGCCATTATGCACCGATTTCCATGAGTGTAATTGTTGAAGGAGAATTGTCGGCTTGAAAAATTATTTGGCCGCTATTTGATGTGACTTCTGAGCGACCTTGTAATTTGTAAGTTGTTGAAGATGTAGTGGCTGGTGCGTCTAAATAAACAACAGAAAAACTTGCTTTATCGTAAGTATTAGTACCGTTGCCATTACTGTTGAATTGCCAACCAATATCGTTGCCGGTATAACTTAAAATGGCAGTTGCTCCTCGCATAAGTTGGGCAGAACCACCAGCATTAGAACTATTGCGTTGTATTTGACTGACAACGGACATAAGAACCAAGATTTTTGAACTGCTTAATGTTGGTGTAATTGAAAGCGTAATTCCTGTGTCCGTCATTGATGTTGAAGCAATAGTGGTTGCGGTTGAATAAGTAGTGCTTACAACTTGCAAAACTTTACCGCCTCCACCTGCTGCTGGTGTTTTCCATTCAGGTGCAGTTGCACCAGTATTTACTGTCAAAACCTGTCCAGCCGTTCCAAGTCCTAATCGGGTTGGAACTGTTGCATTGCGATAAATAATGTCACCAGCGGTTGTCACTGTTGACTTTGCAATTGCGCCGTCAGCAAGGTCATAGGCTGATTTCACCGCGGTTGGCGTGGCTGCTAAAACTGATGATGTTGTTGATGTCGAATCAGATAATTGCACTGCACCCACAACGGCAGTTGTTGCCGCTGCAATTGACAAAGTTAGTGCGCCACTTGTGCCACCACCTGCAAGGGGTGCAGTTGTGTTCACCGCGGTGATGTCTCCCTGGTCATTTGTAATCCAGGTGAAATCCATGTCAGTGTTTGTTGCTTTTGCAAGAATCTGACCAGTTGTGCCGCCTTTAAGGTCGGCCATTGTGGTGTCAACACCTTGACCAAAAACCGCAAAGTCAGCGGGTAAATCGGTCACCAAATCGGTGCTGGTGGGCATTACCCACCCAAAGTTGGTTGTTGGATTAGCCATGTTTTCCCCTTCGTTAAACGACTATTGTCGCATTTTCCCAGTCAAGCGTTGGCGACACGCCCGACCAAGTAAATGCTGCTGAAATTTCGTCCCATTGAAGTGCCTGCAACGAATACGCCACAGGTGACACAAGCAATGAAACCGAAACTTGGTTGTAGGAAGCCTGAAACGACCAGCCCTCGACAAATCCTTGAAAGATTGAACCCATGTTTGAAGGTAAGTCGTTGATTGCCACGGGTTGCCCCATAAACGTGCCAATTAGGTCGTCTCGGTCTGCGTTGTCCAATTCAGGGTTTGTTAGGTCAAATGTGATTTGGCTAAAAATGGCTTGTGGGTCTTTGCGTAATGCCAAATAAAAATCGGCTTGGTCTTCAGCGTCGGTTGCGTTGTGAAGTGTTGTTGTGATGATTTGTGCAAGTGTGCCATAAGTAAGAATTGAAGTGGCGTCGGTAGCAGATTTTTCAGCACTGCTTGTTGCACCATACTTGATTGTTACGTTGTTACGTACGTCGCCTGCACGGGTGTCAGTGCGTAGCCCAGCTGCGCGGGCTTGGTTTGCCGTAAGTTGAACGTAGCCATTAGCAGCAAGATATTGGCTGCGGTGGGTTGCGTCGGCGTATGAAATGCGACCTTGCGCGTCCTCATAAATATACCCAAGACCTGACGTGGCAAGTGCCGAAACAAGTGAATAAACGTCGGTTCGGTTTGAAGTGCGTGCTGCCAATTCATAATCCCCTGGACGGTCAATTTCGCCTAAACCAGTGTTTCCAGCATTTGCCCACGTTGTTGTCGGGTTGAAAGTTGCCCATGTGATTGCGCCTGGCGTATCTGCCCAGGTATTAAGCAACAAGGCTGAAAGAATTGTGTAAATCTGAGTGCCGTCGAAGGCTTTTGAAAGTACGCCGTTGGTCAAGGCTTTTGGCAAGCGTGCTAATGCACCAAGCGCGGTGATTGAGTAAGTCTGCGTGAAAGTTGTCGAACCTACTTCACGCACTTCCAAGCCAATATCCACGACGTTGCCACCAAAGATTGCAACGAACGTGCCCGCCGTATCTTTGACCGAAACACCAATTGTTGAGTTGATTGCCACTGGGACAATTGTTTGTGCAAGGTCAATCAATTGAAGATTGACGTAACCCGCCTGCGCCTGCTCATAGATATTTGTCCGACCGCTGCGAATAACCAGGTTTGCCAAAACCGCGTCAGTATATTCAACGCCGTCAATTTCAACTTTCCAAACGGGATTCCACTGTGTCATTAGATTGCCACAAGCGCGGTTGCACCACCCGTGCCACGGTAGTAAGAACTATTTAAAGTTTCAACAATTGTGCGGGCAGTGCCTTCTTTGTCAATTGCCCCGTTAACCGTAATGCTGATACGGGCTGCATTTTGTGAATCGGTGAACCCACCGCCCCCCATAGCTGCCAAACGCGCCGCGTTCTGTGAATCAGTAAATCCACCACCACCAACCACTGAAGCAGCAACACTGGCAGCAACGCTCGCAGCCTTAGCAACCCCACCGCCTGAAGTAGTTGCCCCACCGCCTGACGGTGCGGAAATGCTTGGGATTGTTGGCACTGCGGTTGAAACCGTTGGTGTCTTGATTGTTGGCACGCTAACTGTTGGCGTTGAAATCTTTGAAACGTTAGGCAAAAATGGAATGGCATTGTAGGCAGAAATTAAGGCGTTAATTCCAGCAACCGCGCCCGAAATCAAACCGTTCAAAATTCTTACCACGCCTGCAATAACGTCAATTACGCCGCCTGCAATTTTGCCTGCGACTTGTAGTGCCCCGCCTAGAACTGTCCCAATTACTGGTGCAAGGTAAGTGGCAATATATGAACCAAACGTTTTGAAGGTGTCGAGGTTGTCACCGATTGCGTCTTTGACGTAACCAAATGCCTTTACCAATCCGTTAATGATTGGGGTAAATGTTGCGCTAATCAAATTGCCAACTTGTGTGATGTAGCCACCAAGACCACCGCCCTGAAGACTGAAAGCGTTTGAAAATGCGTTGATTGCTGGCAAGGCGTTTTGGTTGATAAAGTTGATAACTTTTTCAAGGATTGGCAACAAGGCAAATCCAATTGTTTCCTTTGCTTCGTCAAATGCCACTTGCATGCGGGCAATGCGTCCCGCGTACGTGTCAGCGTTGCGCGCAGCAGCCCCGCCAAATAAATCTGAAAGACGGCTTTGGACGTCCGTGAATGACATAGTTTTCAATTGCGCAGCTGATATGCCTAAACCTAATTTGCCCAGGGCAGTTGTGTTGCCTTCGTAGGCTTTGCCCAACGCGTTGGCGACTGTTTCCAACGGCTTACCTGTTGCCGTTGAAACGTCAAGTGCGGTTGAAAGTAAATTTTGCGCCTGTGTAATGTCGCCCGTCGAACGAACCAGGCGACCCAAGGCGGGGCGCAATTGGTCGTCAGCCACACCCGTGGCAAGTGACATTTTGAGAATGGATTGTTCGGTTGCTGCTATTTGCGCCGTGGTTGCCCCTGTGGCGTTCTCTAACGCCAATGCCAACTGTGTCTGCGCCTTCTCATCTTCAATGGCGGCTTTGACGCCTTCAATGCCAATCTTGACGGCATAAGCACCAGCAGCAGCGGCAGCGGCAACAAAGGCCGCGCCAATCATTTTGCCAGTTTTGCCAATCTTGTCCCCAAATGTGTCAACGTCTTGGGTTGCAGATTTCAGCGACTTGTTGAGATTATCAACGTCACCAAGAATGGAAAGTTTAAGGGTACGACTGCCAGCCATTAGTCATACTCCTTTACTATTTTGGAAAACGATTCTTCCCATTTTTTAATAATTTCGGGTTGAACGCTTCTCAGAGTTGGATAGATAAACCAGCCACGTGACCCGCGACCTTCGCGACCTGACCACACTGGAAATTGCTTGTACTTGTTTGAACCAAATTCAACGCCACCCCACACCTGTTGAGTTGTTGCGCCACCACTTAATTTTTGTCCAGCGTAACCAAAACTGATTTCACCAACTTTTGACGACTTTGAAACTTTTGAACCGTCAGCAACGCGATTATCAACCAGGTTGCGTGTACGGCTTGACGCAGTTGCCTTAATCTTGCTCTGAACATAAGTTGCCAGTTCGCTGGTTGCTTCTTTGGCTTGCGTCAATGCTTGGTCGTCCATTGCTTTGAAAGAACGAACAATGGCGCGCAATTCATTCTTGTCGTAACTGATTCCCTCAGTCGCCATTTGCTCGCCTTTCCAAAATCTCAATGACCGTCAAAATGTCTTCGGCTGATTCAAATTCGCTTGGTGATAGCCCCGTTGCCAGGGCTATCTCCCAAACTATTCTGCTGAGGCTTCCGACTGCGTGGCTTTTGGGTTTGCCTCACCCACTATCACTTCGGAAATCGTTTCCGTCCATGCTTCGATTGGCTTGACTGGTTTCCCAGCTGCTTCGCGTTTCATGGCGTGATATGCAAGAAATACTAAATCGGATATACCGATTTTTTCCTGCGCTTGGGAAATTGTATGTCCCGAATGTTTTTCCCAACGAACCCATTCAGGTGGCGCAGCCGTGTACGTAATCTGCGTCCCGTCGTTATATTCAATTGTGATTGGTAACTTCATTTTGTCTCCCGATTAGTAGTTTTTAACTGAATGTTTCGGTTGGTGTTCCAACCACAACAAATGATAGGTCAACGGTCTGCGCGTCAGGTGCTGCCCCGCCGACTGCTGGAAATACTGGCATTACATTAAAGGCAAAAACCGCACCAGTCACGGCAGTGAGTGAAACCGCCAAAGTTGTATTTGGTGCAGTCTCGCATGCAGTCCACAACGCTTCGCATAATGATGAGGCAGCGCCCCAGTCTGCAAGCATTGAAACGTCAAATGTCCACTGGTCGTCAATGTGCTTGTAAGCCTTGCCGTCGAGTGTTTGGTATGTTTCCACGGTTGGTGAGTTTGCAAGTGTTGCACTGGTCGCTTGTGCGTCGTAATTTACGGTTGCAATGGTCACGACTAAATCGCGACCAGTTATGATTGTCGTTGGCATTTTGTCCCCTATGTTGTCTGTGTGTAGTACGTCGAAACGTTTATGTCAGCAACCAGCATTGGGCTTTGTCCTACTTCCAACACCGTCGGCTTTTCAACAACGCCAACAACGTATCCTGCGGGCATGGCCGCAAGAATTCCGATTATGAGTTTTTCCAGGTTATCTAGCGAACCTGCGTTGCTATTGGAAGCAACAATGGCAGTGATTGCAAAGTTGATTTTGACCTTGGTTGAAGCCTTGCCAATTAGCACAACTTCCATATAAGGCGAATCGGGCACAATGACGATTGCTGGTGGAATTGGTGATTCAGGCACTGACGCATAACAAGTTGCGGAAAGTGCAGAAAAGGCGGTGGCTAAGGCTGCGCGGGTATCAGCGACGGCATTGGCTGGCATTATTGACAAACCGTTTCAACGTCTAAAAATGGCATAAGCAATGTGGACACACGGTTGGTCAAACTGCGCCCCATTCGGTAAGGCGTACTGGCAAAATCCACGCCTTCAATCTGACCGCCTGCTGCGACGCGTGACTGAAAAACTTCAACGCTGACTGCAAGCACGGCTGATTCAATTGGCGCGCTTGTCGCGTAAATATCAGCTGCGGAATAGCCTGAAAGTGTCGCCGTGCCTGTTGGAATTATGTCGCGCAAAGTCACGTTAGTTGAAGTAAGTGCTGCGGTGAAATAGTAAAGTTCTGATTTGACCACGGTGTGCGTGGCAGTAAAAGGTGCTGGCAGTCCAGTCACAATGACGGATTGCCCTGCAACAAAATGGTGTTCGCGTTGGGTATAGAAATAAGCAACGTTGGAATCTAATTTGTAAGCGTTGATTGCTGAAGTATTTGCAACCAGCATTGGCAAAATGACGGCTTCAGCGGTGTTGATAATTTCATCAAGGTAACTGTCTGAATAAAGTGAAACGGACACGCCAAGCACCGTGCGCAATTGGCTTGCAGTAACAATGACTGGCATGTCCGTTTCCTTTCGACTGCTGCGGCGGAATCGGGAGAAACCGCCGCATGATTAGTAGGTTGCTATCAGGTCTTGTTGATACCAAACGCACCAGCACCGATTTTGGTTGCAATTGCGCCGTATCCATAAACTGAGACTGAAACCTGACCTGAAGCAATAACGTCAGCACGAAGGCGATATGTTGGTGATTCGTACCAAGTGTATGCACTTGGGTTGATAATCAACATTGAATCGTCTTTGTCTGTGTCATTTGCTGACGGTACGTTTGCAGTGACATAAAGGTCAAGACCTGCAACGTTTCCGCGAATTGAATCAGGACGAACCGCACCACCAGCGTTTGAAGGTTGTGCAGCCATGTAAATTGGACGACCTGAATCGTTCAAAGTCATAAGGTTTGCCCACTGTGATGTGTTTGCAAGAATGTTGCGAGCAAATCCCTGTGTGTTTGAATAAACTGAAGCAGCACCGCGTGAAACAAATCCAAGCAATTCTGAAGCAGTTGGGTATGTTGTCAGTGTTGTTGCGTCGGCAGTTGCACCTGAAGCAAGTGCAGTATAAACGGCTAGGTCTGTTGCCTTTGCGTAAGCAGCTGACATATTTGTCAACAACTCATTGAAAAACAACGGTGAAGTACGGTCAAGCAATTCGACGGAGAATGTCTGTTGTCCTGCGTACTTTTTGACTGTCACTGATAGGAAACTTGAAGCCTGGTCAGTCTCTGAAGGTGTGCCTGCTTCGGCAGTTTCAGCCACTGTTGGCATTGTTGTAATTTTTGGAATTTCAAATGACATTCCAGCGTCAGGCAATACACCGCGAGAAATCGCGTCAACTGCTGAACGTGTTGTGTTTGCAAGTCCGTTGATAACTTCAGTTAACTGACGTGTTGGAACAAGTCCAGCGTTGTCTGTTGTGTCATCAGCAGCTGCAACGTACTGACGAGCATTTTCGTCACCCATTGAAGCACGGATTGTGTTTTCTAGGTATTTTGCGGCAGTGAACTCTAAGCGTGGCTTAGTTGTCCACCCACCGACCGCAGCATTTACGTTTGCGGTTACTGACTGGGCGGCTTCTACCGTTTCGGCGGTTGAAGCGTCTTTGACGGTGTCTTCCACTTCGTCTTCTCCTTCTGTTGGTTGTGCTTCAGGTTCGA